ACGAGCAGGCTCTTCGGAGTCTGTTTTCGTGAGTAAAATCTAAGTTTGCATAAATACTACAAAGGATACGTCATTATGAACATAGAAGCAATACATAGCAAGGACGGGAATATTTACTGGATTGAGCAAGGAGATACAATGTATTACGGAAGACTTCAGCACGGACAGTATCAATCAACTAACTGGGACTTTGCACAAACAATTGTACAATCCTGGCAGCGTTGTATTGACATTGGCTCTAACAATGCTGTGAACGCAATACACTATGCTAAACGCTTTAACACTGTTGAGTGCTTTGAACCGACTCCGTTAGCACAAACATTATGGACAAACACTGTAAGAGACAACAGTGTATCTAACGTAACACTTCACACAAGTGCATTAGGCGAAACACCTAGGACAACACAAATAATAACACATCCTCGCAATGGCGGACATAACCACTTACAACACTTTGACAAGAACCCTAGAAGTAGAGGCACTACTAAAGCTACAGTAGATGTAGATGTGCGTACACTAGACTCATACAAGTTTACTCAAGTTGGCTTTATTAAGATAGATGTAGAAGGGTATGAACTGTTTGTATTACAAGGAGCAATGCAAACTATAACAACCAATCGTCCAGTACTACAATTAGAATTAGTTGAGAAGCAATGCCGTAAGTTTAACTATGCTCGCACTGACATTGCTGACTTGTTTGATGCTCTTAACTATCGTTGCTGTTCAAAGATTAACGGTTGGATTGACTTGCGAACTCACAAGGAAGGACGAGGCGAAATGGATTTGTTCTTTGTACCACAAGAAAAGATTAGCTTACTTCCACCACATTTAGCACTATTTGTATGATCCAATAATAACCAAAAAAGGTTGACATTGCATAAATACTATTGTATAATAGTAGTATAGTTAACACAAAGGAGAACTATTAATGGCATACAATTTACGCACAATTCAAATAAAAGACAAGTACTTTGTTGAAGTACGAAGCGATCAACGCACCCCCAACGAAATTGCAAATAGTGAATGGTTTAATAAGCATTGTCCGTCAGCAACAGCTAACGACATTCAAATACATTTACACGCAATTAACTTACCAAAGCACGAATCAATAGCAAAGAAAGCACAAATGGTCACAGCATTTCAACTGGCAGGCCTTTCATTAAACGGAGAGAAACACTAATGGCAAACTTAATTAATAAAACACAACTTGGAACTGAATATTTAAACACAATTGCATTATGGAATGGAAGCAATATTACTAAACTTGACGATAGTATTGTTGACCGTACATTCAGTACAAAAGAACAATTAGTATTAGCACTTACACAATTGGGTGTAACAGTTGATGCAAACGCAAGTATTTCAATTGAGGACGAAGAAATGGATCAATTCCACTACTTTGCATAACGATTGTAATATAGTTTTAAAGAATACAATGCCCCGTTAAGGGGTATTGTTTTGAGTGCAATGTCTTAAATGTCTAATCTTATTGTAGCCATAGTCTCTATTACGACCATATGGCATTGTGCGCCATCCAGCATTGTCTGGTGTCCAACCTTTAGTCCAATCGTCTCTACAGAATTGATCAGTGCTGTTTGGTCTCGGACCTAGTTCACTAAGCCAGGACGTAAAGTCTAACCAGTCTGGATGTACAAACGTTTCTTCTTTATTGGCTTTGTTAAATGCGTTGTACCATATGCGCCATTCGTTAATATATTCTTTTCTAAGTGTCATTTGCGTTTCTCTATTGTATTCATTACTTCTCTAACAACCATTAAGCATCTCCAAGCAATTCCTCTATGCTTCATAGTGGGCTTGTTGATGTGCAACACATTGTCGTAATAGTCGTAATACTTGTTGAGTGTTTCTAATCCTTGAGTTACTGCACCTATTTGATGTAGGTCAAAGTATTCAGGCTCTTGTTGGTGTAGATCCACTAGTGTTTCTAATACACCACGCCATATCACATTGTCCATTTGGTGTAGGTATTTGTTCCAAATAAGTTTGTTGTTAATACTAATTGAGCCGTGTTCAGCAACAATACCATTAAGGGTCTTTTGCATATGACACATAATAGTTACGCTAAGTTCGGCTGTATTACTCATTTCTGCTTAGGGGGCTTTACTACTACTGTGCCACTGTCTACAATTTTAGGCTTCTTTGGCATCGTCAACAGTTTCCTCTTGTTGTACTTCATTCCAAGGCAAAGCTTCATCACTGTTAGTAATGCCAGTGTCGCTCATCTGAAGTAGGTTCTTAGCGAGGAATATTTGTACTGCCGCACTCATATTCACACAAGCGTTTTTGAACATTGCACGTCTAAGAGTTATCTTCATCTGCTCTCTACCTTTTACAAGATTGTCCGCAAAGTTATAACGTAGAGTGTCTTCTTTTACACCATAGAAGTTTGCAATGTCTCTATCTGAACATCCAAGTTCTGCAAGGGCTTCTACTTGATCAGGAGGGACTACTGTTTTATTCCTACCAACAGTAAGTCCAGTAATGCTTCCTTCTACCAAAGTCTTTGGCTTTGGGCCAGTTTTGCTATTGTCTATTTCCATAAAAGTATTTATCAAAAGAGACAATAAAGTGGTAATTTATGACTTCTTTGCTTGCTTACGCTTCTCTGCCCAAGTCAAGGGTCTTTTGCGTTGGTCAAACTTAGGATTAATCCACAAGTATTGTCCACGTACTCCGCTTGCTTTTTGTTTGTCTGAGATGTAACCGTCGTCTAGTGCAAAAGCCCTAAGGTACAATCCATACAGTACAATCCAACCGATGTATGTTTTATCTTCACCATTCCATCCTATTGCTCCATAACAGCCTGGCTCTACTTGTATTGGTTTCATTGTAGTAGCACGAGCACCTGTGTTTTCGTGGAACTTGCCTTGTTGTGGAGTTACTCCTAATAGATCCTTTACGTGCTTACGCATACCGGTAAACACTTCTCTTGCCACTTCTTTGCTGTCTGCTGTGTAACGTAGGAAGTTGGTTAAATTGCTCTTGGGTTGCATAGGGGCAATAAACTCTGCATTAGTACCATCATCTAAGTTAAGTCTAATTTTTAGCTTGCGTTGTCCACCTTCATTGTTAAACATTTGCACAATTGCTCGCTTGACATTGTGTGGACCAAGGGGTGGTTCCTCCTCAGAAATTTCGTCTTCCATAACCACCTTTCTTTCTCTTGAGTCAAGACGCTCTTGAGCAAGTTCAATATCTATTGAGTTAGGCGAAGCCTTGTCAAGAGAGATCAGAGACGGAGTCGTTGCAATATGTTCTTCTTTGTTATTCTTTTGTTCTTCTATGTTATAATACTCTACGCCATTTTGTCGTATCGCTGTATCTTTTGCAATTAGTTCCATTATTGCTGTACTCATAATAATTTCCCCGTGATTGCAATTACATCATTCTTGCTTAACATTTGTATTTCTACATTGTGTTTATCACAGACCAATCGTGCATAGCCGACTTCTTTGTCTTTGCATTTGTTAACGCTTACTGGACATTTGTTGTGTTTTTTTAGTTTAGTAATTGCCATTATGTTTCTCCGTTATATTTTCTTCTAAAAGTAATAGGTCGTCTTGGCTGAGTTGGTTGAGTTGGTTGTAATTGTTGCCAAGCGATATATTCTCTTGGCTGAGACCAGTCTATTATTGTCATTGTTTGTTTTGTGTCGCGAATTTTGTTGCTTCTCTGAACATAATCATTCATTCTATCACTCAATTCACGCCACTCTTCTTCAGTGGTACATTCCTTGTCCCAGTGCCAAGTTACAGTACCAAGTTCTCTTGGTTTTAACCTAAAGGTATATTTTGCCATTTGTTTTTCTCCGTTGTTGTTTAAGCAGTTTGTACTCTTGCTTAGGAGTTTGTTTTAGTCTTTTTTAGCCCATTTGCGTTTGCAGTCTTCTTCGTATGTTTGCGATATAGTAACTATTGCGTCTGCAATAAATCCCATACTGTCTGATATTGAATAGCCATTAAATTGACTTGCTTCGTCGCGACTGTTATACATTTCTCCTGCTATTTGTTCAATTGCGTCTGCTACATTTTGAATTGCTTCTATTTGTTTTACATTATCTGCCATTTGTTTTTCTCCGTTTATTTAAGTTTGTATAACTATTATACAATAGTATTTATCAAATGTCAAGTTATTCCGGCAGAAATTGATTCATAGAACCATAAGGCACGCGAAGTGTATAATTATTATAACAGTTTAATATTGATTTGTCAACCACGTTTGAACCGTGTTATTAATTGACTGTGTAAATAGTAGTATGGATAAACAAATACCACAAGAAATAGCAGATAGAATTGAATATAGTACTT